TTTTTAAAAGTATGCCCACCAAGCTCAAAAGATTTGGTGCGAATTGATTGAGATGCTTGTTGATATTTCTCACCAAAAGCAGATGCAAATTTTGTCATGTTATTTATCTTTCCTGATAATCTTGTAATAAATCTCATTGTTGATTTGGACTACATAATCAACAACCTCTGAGGGAGTCATTTTATCTGCATGACGGGCAGCAATCTCATGTGCAAGCCTGATACCCGTCATTTTTTGTTCAGAAAACCCAAACCAGTCTTTTTTAAAACCAGATTGAGTTGTCAGGAAACTCAACAGATCATTATTGTTTTGTATTGTTGTATTCATTATTTAAGTGATTTAATTTTTGCTGATGATACAAATGGATTGTATTTAGCAAGTATTCGCAAAGCAACACCTTCTGCTGAATCTTCTTCAGTAGTCAATATTGCTTGTGCGATTTCAGCAGGATCAACAACCAAAGACCTAGCAATTAAATCTAAATCTTTGTATGTTGTAGTTAGCTCTTCAAGAGCCAATTCAAGCGTACTCATTATGTATTCGACCAACCGTACTGATTGCCACGAGGGTGAATAGAGAATGTGCATTTTGCTTCAGCACCGGGTTGGGCATCAATCTGGAATTGACTAACCCGACCATTGAAAGCATAAGCAATTGTGCTTACTCCATCAACCGCTGCAATTGCAAAAGTGCGATCAATCACACCGCTTTGCGAGTCACCACGAATCAACAAAAGAGCAGCATCAGAAGGATTCCATGCGGCTGTAATTGTCAAACTTGTTGGTGCAGATTGCGTAGGGATTTTGTCAGACTGACGCGATCCAGCAACTGCAAAAGATGCGCTTGCATCATCTTGCCCAAATGCTGGAACAGCTTCAACGGAAAGCTGAGTTCCTGCTGCGCCAGTACCATTTGCGGCAGTGCCGACAATAGTAGCAACTTGCGCTGTCCAAACAGACAAATTGGCTGTACTTAACGCTACAGGAGTTGCCCCCGTTTGCATCCACAGTGAGGCACTAAAGCCCGGTAGAATTTTTGCTGGTGCTGCCATTATTGATTCTCCTGATTAAGCGTTATTCGACCAACCGTACATATTTCCACGGGGATGGATTGAAAATGTACATTTGGCTTCAGCACCGGGTTGTGCATCGATCTGGAATTGGCTTACGCGACCATTAAAGGCGTAATAAATGATATTTGCGCCTTCAGTAGCAGCAATCACATAAGTGCGATCAATTACGCCGCTTTGTGAGTCGCCACGCACCAACAGCAAATTGGCATCAGATGGATTCCATGCGGCAGTAATCGTCAGGCTGGTAGGCGCAGACTGAGTTGGGATTTTGTCAGATTGACGTGATCCAGCAACTGTGAATGAGGCACTAGCATCATCTTGACCAAAGGCTGGGACAGCTTCAACAGGAACCAAATTGCCAGAAACAGCAATTGCAGCCACACTTGCCAATGTCGATAATTGGGAAAGAGTAAGCGCAGTTGGCGCAGCCAATGGTTGTTGATAAAGAGCAGCACTGAAGCCGGGTAAAATTTTATTAGGCAGAGCCATTATGAATCCTTAAAAAAGTTGATGAATCTTATATTATTTAAGTTGGCACATCCAGACGACAATCTAGAAAAATCTGAGCCAATTTTTGTTCATTGTCGTAACTGTTATAAAGCCATGTTACATCTGCCTTTGAAATATCAATGCCATATGTAGCACCACCAAATAATCCACTATATCCATGCAGTGATTGTAATATCTGATTGGAAATAGTAAAGCCATCTTCAATTACTTGCGTAAAGATGCTTATTTGAAATATTGGCGTATCAATTCCTTTTACGGATTGAACTGGCCCCGTATAGACTGGCTGATGCACATTACGCAGCATCCAAGTAATAAACTTTGGCTGTGTTGCAAAGTTTCTGTTGAATGCTGAATAAACAGGCACAGGCGTAACAATTGCAGACAAATGTGCCTGAATTGCTTTCGCATATGCTACCGGGTTCATTTGTGAGGTCATACAGCAGTCTCAGGATCAGAGCGATAGCACAAAAATAGAACAGACATACGATCATCTGCTTCGCGCACATTATCAATACGCCATGAGTTTCCACGCCATGTAATCGAATATATATCTTGACGATCAATAATCTTTTTCATATTAGGCGTGTAATTCAAAGTGAAATGAATTAAATCCTGATATAGACGATACTTTTCTAAAATGTTCAAGCTATTTGCAACTGAACTTACACGCGCACGGGTATCAAACCATTTAGTTTGTGTCGTTGATTGCTCACCAAACGCACTCAAACCAAATGTAAGATTATTAACCGTAATATTTTCAAACCGTGCAATTGCCATTTACATTACCAAGGGTTTGTAAGATCGGAGTAAGGTAGACACACCAAATGGAATATCACTCAATCTTTTTTCAACCGTATTGCTACGATTATTGTAAAGATGAGTGAGCAAAAGCAATCCAGCCTGTTTGATAACTGGATAGCTTGCCAATGGATTGGCTGTGGTTGAGTAATCAATAAAGATCGGCGCAGTCATGCTGGAATTAATGCCTGTTGGCAAAGTCGAAACAATGACTTTATTTCCTGATGGATCATAATAATATTGATCAACATCCACAGTCACCAATACAGGCGGTGTGGCATCAGTCCAATATTTAACCGAGATGATCGAGACGCCAGACAAAACAGGATTTATATTTTGGCTGACTTCTGGCAAATCAAAACTGATCGGGTTGGCGGCAATGCTTTCCATGCCATACCAAACACGATAAGTAATTGGGAAAATCGACATTCCCAAATAATCTTCAATGGCCTGACGTGTTGCCAATTCCAAACCCGATAAATATGCATCCTGACTTTCATCGTCAAACATATTCAACTGATTTGTAATCTCTGCCAGCGTCAGCCAAGCAGTAGTATTGTCCCGCAAGACCTGCTCAACTTTTGTATAGTTGAACGGGTTGCGAGTCGCTGCCCCGTAGGGCAAACCATATTGATTGGTATCAACAGCCATAATTAAATTCCAACCAGCACCACACCAGCAAATGGATCACGCACCGTGCTGACAAGACGTTTTTCTGCGTACAGAGTAATAAATCCGGGTGCAGTTTGCTCCATCGCCTGAATGGTCATTTCTTCTACATCGGCAATAGTCAAGAAACGAGGCCAGTTTGCCAACACCATTGATCGTGAGCCAACACCGGGAACGTCAAGATAAGCATTAGGAATGACGGGGAATCCCATCATCGAAACCAATTGACCGCCTTCAGCGCCGCCAGTTTCTTGAAACAATGGCAGGCCAGCCGTATTTTTTAATTTACGAATTGTAGAAATCAGGGATGGGTGAATATGCCAAGCCGTACCGGGCAAAGACCAATATTGTCCCGGCAAGGAGTTGACCATATCAACAACCATATTGAAATCTGGCACGGTGGCACTATGACTAATGGCGGCTAAAGTATGCAAACCATTAGTGATTGCTGTGCCACTTGTTCCATAGGCCGCTGTTGTGCTGATTGGATAACTTGAAATGCCGCGCAAACCATCAGTTCCACCTGTAGTGGTAGTCGTGGTTCCTGATTGGTCATTATTGCGTGCCATTGAAGCGGCTTCGATAGCCGAAAACTCTAGCATCAAATCTTCAACAATGGTTTCATTCAGATAATTAATGTCTGACATTGCAGCCGAGCGAATCGGCAATTGAGCAGTAATTACGCGAGTCGGCAATTGCCAAATGCTAGTATCTGTGCCGGGCGTTCCTGTGTTGGGGGTAAACGAATAACCCCAAGGATTGGCTTGTGTTGCGGCGTTGCCAGTCTTTGCAACAAATTGTGCGCTTGAGCCAGATTCTTTTACGACTCGTGCAGCTTGACGAAATGGGTTTGCATATCGCAACTCTGCAAATGCGTCATCAAAATATGTCTTACCGCCCTGACCATCGCCGCCACCTGTCAGCGCCGATGCTTCACGCAAATCAATTGTGATTTTTTCTCCGGTTTCCAGAGTTTGTTTGATGCCGCTGAGTAGTTTTTCGGTAATGGTCTTCATTTATTTTCCAAGTAAGTTGGCATAAATGGGAGGGCCGTAGCCCCCCCATCAAAGCTGCTTAGTTTGCAGCAGTAGCAGTCGAGCGATAGCGGATCAGCGCATTAGGATCGCGCACCGATGTAGCCAAACGCTTTTCACCAAAGAAGGTGATGTAACCGGGCAAAGTCTGGTCATAACGGCGCATAACCATGTTCAAACGGTCAATGATGGTGTGACCACGCGACCAATCACCAAAGTACATTGGGTACTTGCTCACAGTGCCAGCAGCGGCTGTAGTCAACTGGCTTGGGCTATCCAAGTACTTGTTAACAACAACATCAAAGCCAAGCAGTTGACCAACAATACCGTTAACCGAGAGAGATTCAACAGAGTTGAAAATCGGACGACCATTGGTGTCTTGCAGACCACGGATTGCTTGCAGAAGGATTGGGCTAACCATAAACTTCGCGCTGTCAGTCCAGTACTGTTGTGGCAAGGCGTAAATCATGTTGATAACGTCTTTGTATGCAATGGCGTTTGCGCCCACGGTGTTGACGTTTGAGGTCAACTGATCGTAAGTTGCAAGGCTGTGCAAACCAGTAGTAGAACCAGTACCCGATGAACCGAAAGCAGCCACAGAAGTAGTGCCGCCAGCATAAGTACCGTTTGCGCCGGGATATTGATTCAGACCACGCAGACCATCAGCACCGCCAGTAGTTACAGAAGAACCTGTACCAGATTGGTCGTTGTTGGAGATCATTGATTGGGCTTCGCTTTGGGCAAATTCCATCAACATATCATCAACCACATTGGCTTCCAGACCATCGATGTCATCCAGCGCGGCTGTACGAATCGGGAACTGGACATTAATGTCTTTCAGAACCAATTGCCAGATGCTGGTGTTCTCGGTAGTTGGTGTACCGTTGTTCTGGATTGCATAACCCCATTGAGCGCCAGCATTGCCAGTTTTAACGCGGAATTGATAGCTGGAGCCATCAGTTGCCACGGTGCGTGAAAGACCGCGCATTTGGTTAGCCAAACGCAGAGCAACAAACACTGGATCGTAAGTTGTACGTCCACCTTGACCGTCACCACCAGCAGCAAGACCAGCAGCTTCTTTCAAATACATATCGTATTGAGCTTGGTCTTCGAACATTTTCAGTTCTTTTTCGCCTTGGCGCGAACCTTTGTAATAACTAGCCAATTGCTCTTTAACAGCACGATTCACATCGCCGCGAACGGTCTTTGCAATCTTGATGATGGAAGGAGCTTGAAGCATGGAAATTTTGGCTTCCAGAGCAGAAAGCTTTTCGCTTACTTCTACTTTGGCGGCTTCGATTTTCACATCAGCAGCAGCAGTAACTTCAGAAATTTTGGCAGCTTGAGTCGCCTCAATTGCATCCAGTTTTTCGATGATTTCTTTGGACATGGTATTAACCTTTAAGTCGTTTTGAGAGAATTTGCATCAATTCACGTTGCTCAAGAGCCGCGAGAATTTCTGCGTTCGTGGTCGCTTCCGCATCAGCATCACGCTCAGGCGGGGCGTTTTCAATAGACGCCGGGGCATTACGCTTTTCCAGCACTTTCTTGAATACAGACACGGCAGCGACCGCATCTTTTTTGGGTAGCCCTGCATCACGCAAAGCCTTTTCCAAAACTTTTAAATTTGCATTGCCATCAGGATGGAAATATTCCAAATGAGACACTTCAGCAACTGGATTATTTGGATACATAACAACACTGACTTCGCGCAA